GTAAACTCTTGGTTGTTAGCCTTCGCGGAATCCGAGGCGAGTCGTTACGTTATATTAATGTTAAGGTAGATGAAGATGCGCCATCCATTTTCGGTCTGGATAAGGTCGATCCTACAAAAGAAATACTCGTTGTCGAAGGGCCCCTTGACTCCCTTTTTCTGGATAATTCTATCGCTTGTGCTGGAACGTCATTCGGAAAAATCGACCAACTCCCGATACAAAAAGAAAAAATAACAATTATTTTTGACAATCAACCTAAAAACCGAGAAGTCGGTAAGTTGATGAATAAGTATATAGATATGAGTTATAAGATGGTAATCTGGCCAGACAGTGTTCCCGGTAAAGATATCAATGAGATGATTGAAAATGGATTGACACCCGATGAAATTCATGCTATTATAAATGATAATACGTTTCAAGGGTTAGCAGCAAAGGCAAGATATGCCATGTGGAGAAAGATATGAGCGAATTGGTCGCTAATGAATATGGTGTAGAGATACACCGTATTAAGATTACAAAGTTGCGTATCCATCGAACCGACGATATGTGGCTGGTCGAATACCGACGCGAACCTCGCTGGTTCCTTGGTCTCGACCGCTGGTGGTGGTTCGATGATGGTAGATATGCAGATTATGCCGACGCAACTGACCGTGTAGACCATCTATTGGGTGTTGGTTTCGTAAGTAAGGCACAGTTCCAAGCAGTGAAGGAATTTGAAGTTGAGTGAAGTAAATTTAATTGGTATTACAAAGCCAAGTGCCTACACAGAATGTAATACTGCCAATGAACTTGTTGCATGGGCAGCAAGAGTATCGAATCCCTCGAATCAAAACAATACAGCAACAGCACCTAAGTTGGTTCAATATCTTATCAAGAACCAACACTGGTCACCATTGGAGATGGTACATGTATCAATGGAAATTAAAACAACTCGTGACATCGCTCGGCAAATTCTTCGCCATCGATCCTTTTCGTTCCAAGAATTTTCGCAGAGATATGCAGACCCGACTAAAAGCCTTGAATTTGTCACTAGAGAGGCAAGACTACAGGACGCCAATAACCGACAAAACTCGGTGGAATTGGGATCCGGAAACAATGAATTGGCCGAACAATGGGCAATGAGACAGGTAAACGCCACTGATGCCGCTTTAGATGCTTATGAGTGGGCAATTGAGAATGGTATTGCCAAAGAACAGGCCCGCGCCGTTCTACCTGAAGGTAATACAGAGTCCATCATTATCATGGCAGGTTCGCTACGTTCGTGGGTTCACTACTGCCAACTTCGTATGGACAAAGCCACACAGAAAGAACACCGCATCGTAGCAGAACAGTGCTGGGAGATTATTGGTCAACACTTTCCCGATGTAATCAAGGCACTAGATGACATGGCGGCATGGGCAGAGTTCGAAAGAAAACTACCTTGACCAAAAAGCCAGGAACCTTTGAAAAACGGCAAGTGACATTTTTTTCTCGCCAAATTTTTAACTCAAAAAAGTCGGGAAGATAGATGAAAGTCCTAGTTACCGGTGCAACTGGCTATATTGGTAGTCATCTTGTCAAAAAGTTGGCAGAGGGTGGACATCAAGTTTACGCAACAGATTTCAATTTGCAACAGAATGAAATTTCCAAGTATATTGAGGGTAAGGTAATTCCTTGGGATATCAGAATTGCCACTTTTGCTGGGGATTATGATGCTGTTGTTCATCTAGCGGCATTGACGATGGTATCAAAATCGGTTACAATGCCTATTCCTTATTATAAGACAAATCTTTTAGGCACTCAAAACGTTCTAGATTCAACTAGAACAGATAATTTTGTTTACTGTAGCACAGGCTCCGCATTTAATCCTGGAAGTAGTCCATACGCCGGAAGTAAACGAGCAGGCGAAGACTTAGTTACATTACTTCCGTCTTATAGTATTGCTAGATTTTATAATGTCAGTGGTAACGACGGATTCGACAAGTTCGATGACAGTCACTATCACTTAATTCGTAAATTGGCCGCAGTTGCTAATGGTTTGTATCCAGAAGTTGGTATCTTTGGTACTGATTATGATACTAGAGACGGAACTACTATTCGAAATTATACGCATATTACAGATATTGTGGATTCTCTTTATAGAATAGTAGAAAATGGTGCAACAAATAATGTAGAATGTCTGGGAAGCACAACAGGAAGTTCTGTGCTAGAAGTTGTGTCTGCCATGGAAAATGTCATTGACAAACCCATCAAAAAAGTGTATTGTGATAGAAGACCTGGAGAAGTTGTAGTTTCTGTTCTACCAGAAGTAAGCAAGTTTTTCACTGAAACTAAATCTTTAGAAGATATTTGTAAATCAGCTTTGGAGTATTAAAATGGTGGATACAGTTACAGTGCAGTATGATGCAGTTTCAGATGAACATTATATTGCCTGGGATGGCCTTGAGGAAGAAACTGGGTGGAAGCCCGGTGATACAATAATTTGGATAGAAAATGAAGATGGGAGTTATACATTGAGTAAGAAGAATAATAATTATCAGAATGATGTTGAACAGTTTATGGCAGCGGCCGACCAGTATATCGGTGCAACTCCACATCTAAATGAAAATAATGAGGCTCAAGCCAAGCTATATATTGATCTAATTGATGAAGAATTCCGCGAACTGTGTGACGGATTTCTTCGTCGGCACATCGGTGACGTTGCAGATGGTGGCGCAGATTTAGTCTGGGTCGTAAAAGGACTTTTCGCAACTCTGGGTATTAATTTTGATGCGGTATGGGAAGAAGTTCGAGCATCAAATATGAGCAAGGTTTCCGAGAGTGGAAAGATTAAGAAACGGGCAGATGGTAAGATTCTGAAACCAGATACTTACTTTAAACCAGACATCGAAAAAGTTTTGAAGGAACAGGGACTATAAATGGCAAGAGAGAATTATCTGGATATTGAGATTGACCTATCACGGGACTCCCTGTTTGACAAACTAGGTATTCAGCGACTTCAAGAATCATACATGAAGGACGACGAAACGTCTCCGCAACATCGGTTCGCTTTTGTTTCAAAGACGTTCGGTTCTAATCCTGCACATGCGCAGCGTCTATACGAATATGCGTCAAAGCACTGGTTGTCATATGCAACTCCGATCCTCTCGTTTGGTCGGTCGAAGCGTGGTATGCCAATCAGTTGTTTCCTAAACTTCATTGATGATACTGCGGAGGGTCTAGTTGAAAATCTTTCAGAAACTAACTGGTTGTCTATGCTTGGTGGCGGCGTTGGTATTGGTTTTGGTATTCGCGCCGCAGATGATAAGTCTACTGGTGTTATGCCTCATCTTCGCACTTATGATGCTTCTTCTATGGCTTACCGTCAAGGTCGCACTCGCCGTGGTTCTTATGCTGCTTATCTGGATATTTCTCACCCTGATGTTGGGCTATTTCTAGAAATGCGCAAGCCAACTGGCGACCCCAATATGCGGGCGCTCAATTTGCACCACGGAATCAATATCACCGACGACTTCATGCAAATCATCGAACGTTGTATGGCAGATGACGATACAGATGATAGCTGGAATCTGACTGATCCAAAGTCGGGTGAAATTCGTGATACTGTTTCTGCTAAGGAACTTTGGCAGAAGATACTCGAACTTCGAATGATGACAGGTGAGCCTTACATTCACTTTATCGATGCCTCGAACCGTGCGTTGCCAGATTTTCAAAAGGCCTTGGGTCTAAAGATACACCAGTCCAATCTTTGCTCTGAAATTATTCTTCCTACCGATAGAAAACGCACGGCTGTTTGTTGCTTGTCCTCAGTCAATCTAGAATATTATGATGCGTGGTCCAAGGACCCTCTGTTCTTGAAAGATATGGCAGAGATGCTTGACAATGTTCTTCAGTATTTCATTGATAATGCACCAAAGCAAGTTTCCAGAGCAATTTACTCGGCCAAGCGCGAACGTTCTATCGGTATTGGCGCTCTAGGCTTTCATGCTTATCTCCAGCGTAAGGGTGTTGCATGGGAGTCGGCAGTTGCTAAGGGTACCAATATGCGTATCTTCAAGCACATTAAGACACGCTTAGATGTTGCTAACCTAGAACTAGGCACAGAACGCGGTGAAGCACCTGATGCTGCTGGTACGGGTCGTCGTTTCAGCCACATGCAAGCTATTGCGCCTAATGCATCTTCATCTATCATCATGGGTAATACAAGTCCATCGATTGAACCGTGGAGAGCCAACGCATATCGTCAAGATACATTATCGGGTTCATTTCTGAATAAGAATAAATACCTTGACGGAATCATTAAGTTTGAATCAGTAAACCAGAAAGATGGTTGGTATGACGAAGTTTGGTCTTCTATTATCGCCAATGATGGTTCGGTTCAACACCTTACTTGGATGGATACAACAACCAAGGAAGTCTATAAGACCTCCATGGAAATTGACCAACGGTGGGTCATTGAACATGCGGCAGACAGACAGAAGTTTATTGATCAGGCACAGTCTCTCAATCTATTCTTCCGTCCCGATGCAAATATCAAATATCTTCATGCTGTCCACTTCCTAGCATGGAAGCAGGGGTTAAAGACTTTATATTATTGCCGTTCAGAAAAACTCGGTAAGGCAGATAAGATTTCCAAGCGCATCGAACGAGATGCAATTAAGGAAATTGACTTTAAAGCAATGATCGATGGCGATGCTTGCATAGCTTGCGAAGGATAAGTAAATGACACAATTGTTTGCACAAATAGTTTCAAAACCAGATTGCCCTTATTGCGTAAAAGCAAAAGAGTTTATGCAGGGTATGGACATTCAATATACCGAAATGGTAGTCGGAAAAGACTGCCTTTGGGAAGACATTACTGCACAACTTCCTAATGTGACCACTGTTCCACAGATTTGGATCAATGGTGAACATGTTGGTGGTTATGACGATCTTGTTAAGTGGGCCGCCGAAAATTGATTTTGAATAAATGTGAGATATTAGCAGAGACTCCTATTGATTTAGACAATGGTTATTATTCTCCATTTGAAATACTCAGTGATTACAGAAAACAAGATAATGACCATAGAAAATTAGTAGGTGGACCAATAGAACATTGGGATGAAATAGGAACTCATCATCTTGATATATTAAAGTCTCATGGACTACAATCCAACATGAAAATACTAGATGTTGGTTGTGGTAGTATGAGAGTTGGTTGCAAATTAATCGAATATCTTGACCCTAATAATTATTATGGTATAGATGTTAATCTAGGATTAGTTGAAGCTGGTCTTAATTACGAAGTTCCGAAATATAATTTACAGAATAAGATAACATCCGAAAATTTTATAATTACTGACGATTTTTCATTTGAAGATTTTAATGTAAAGTTTGATTTTGGATTTGCCCATTCTGTATTTACTCATTTACATTACGATAAACTAAAATTATTTTTGTCTCGTTCTCACAACCTATTCAATGATGATGCTAAACTTATAATTACTTTTTTATTTTCAGAAACACCGGATTTAGAATATAAAAAGGTTGAAATTGCCGAGCCATATAGATATAGTGAAGATATAGTATATGCTATTGCCGACGAGACTACTTGGCAAGTAGAAAAACTTTTCGATTCCACCTACGACCAGACTTACATGTTATTTACGAAAGCCAACAAATGACCAAACCTTCGATTACTCTTATGGATGAACGTTCTTATTTTAAGCCATTTAATTACCCGTGGGCATATGATGCCTGGTTGAAGCATGAACAATCCCACTGGCTTCATACAGAAGTTCCTATGATTGAAGATGTAAACGATTGGAAGAAACGTCTTACTGACGGCGAAAAGCATTTTCTCACTAACATTTTTCGTTTCTTTACACAAGGTGATATCGATGTCGCGGGTGGTTATGTAAAGAACTATCTACCATATTTCCCTCAACCTGAAATCCGTATGATGTTGATGGGATTTGCAGCAAGGGAGGCTCTTCATGTCGCCGCTTACTCACACCTTATTGAGACGTTGGGTATGCCTGAAACAACGTATCAAGAATTCCTTGAATACGACTCAATGCGGGCAAAACACGACTACTTTACAGATTTGTCGAATTCAAATGGCACAAAGGAATCTGTCGCCACTAACATTGCTGCATTTTCGGCGTTCACTGAAGGTATGCAGTTGTTCTCGTCCTTCATCATGCTCCTCAACTTCCCTCGTCACGGGAAAATGAAGGGAATGGGACAGATCGTTACTTGGTCAATCGTTGATGAAACAATGCATGCCGAGTCGATGATTAAGTTGTTCCGTGCATATGTTGAAGAGAATAGAGATATATGGAACGACGAACTAAAGTCTAGCATATATACTATTGCCGAGAAAATGGTAGACCTGGAAGACAAGTTTATTGAACTTTCATTCTCCATGGGAGCTATGGAAGATTTGACGGAAGATGATGTTAAAAAGTATATTCGTTACATTTGCGACCGTAGATTGATTAGTCTTGGTCTTAAAGGTATCTTTAAAGTAAAGAAGAATCCTCTACCATGGGTTGAAGAAATGATCAATGCGCCTACTCATACCAACTTCTTTGAAAATCGTGCTACCGATTATGCCAAGGGCGCTCTATCTGGTACATGGGAAAGTGTTTGGGGAGCTGCATAATGGAAGAACAGGAATGCTTTTCATGTGATGCCGTGTTTTTGGTGGAGCATGAATTGGATGAAGAATACTACAAAACTAAATACTGTCCGTTTTGTGGAACCAAGATAGCCGAAGAAGACCTCGAGTTTGATGACTGGGACGAGGACGAATAAATAGTTCACACTCGGAGTGAACTAATGGTTATTAAAAAGAAGAAGCCGTTGCCAAAGAAAGTGCATAGAGTTTATTGCACCTACTTTGACGACGGCAAATACTATATTGGTTATTCATGTAAGACTGATAAACTATTTGAAAAATATTTTGGTAGTTCTACATATGTTACTAACTATGAAGGCGAAATGCGTAAAGAAGTTGTTGCAGAATATGCGGGCAAATCTCACGCAAAAGCAGTTGAACATATTCTACAATGGGAGCACCGATTTGATGATCGGTGCATCAATGACATGTGGAATGTTAGATTACGACTATCGCACTTGAAAGAATTAAAGTTACCTGACTGGAGACCTGGATGTTTTTCGCAGCCCTCTTGATGCTGGTAGCACTAGCGATTACTAGTGTAGCTGGTTATTTTTCTATATTAGGTTTGATGGCCATCTTTCCTGCTTCACCTATCGCAATCGCTGCCATGGGTATTGTCCTGGAACTAGCTAAACTTGTGACAGCAAGTTGGGTGTATCGTAACTGGAAGATTGCTAACAGACTATTGAAGACATACTTTACGATAGCAGTGGTAGTCTTGTCGTTCATCACCAGCATGGGTGTGTTCGGCTATCTAAGTAAAGCGCATATTGAACACACCACAGTTGGCGGTTCAGCACAATTACAGATTGCACAACTAGAAAGTCAGAAGACTTCGGCTGAAAGGAGACTAAAGAATGCGCAAACATCTTTGGATACTCTGGACAGACTCACTACTGGCGAAAATATCCTCGATGCTAACTTCATTAGAAATCGACAAAAGAGGGAACGTGCGGCGCTCAATAAAGAAATTGAGGGTGCAACTACAAACATTGAGACTATTGAGACTAATCTCATACCGCTCAAAACAGAGAACCTCATACTCGAAGCGGAAGTAGGACCAATCAAATATGTAGCGGAACTATTCTATGGTAGTGGTGATAATGCCACCATCGACAAGGCCGTCCGTATGATGATTATCATTCTTATCTTTGTTTTTGACCCGCTGGCAATTCTTTTGATAATTGCAGCAAATATGACATTTTTAGGGTTGACAAAACGAGAAGAATCAGATATAGTGAATATTGTCTCAGTTGAAGTGGATGAACCGAAAGCTCCAACCGAGACGCCAAAAGCTAAGAAAACACGTAAGCAGAAACCAAAAGCCCTCATACCAGAAGTTCCAGACTTCTTTCAGTTTGAGAAGCATGGTTCTACTCATGATGTTTCTATGCCAGACCCTCCTCGCAAAAATGCAAGAGGTCAAATTATAGTCGATGAAAAAAATATTAGGAGAATGTGAAATGATGACCGACGTTGAAGCAATGCGCGAAGACCTTACAAACAATCTTCGTGCTAAGGTAGGCACAGTTACTTTTACGAAGCAGAATGGTGATGAGCGGGTAATGCGTTGCACCCTACAAGAATCGGTATTACCAAAGCAAACCGATCTCGAAGAATCAATTCAGAAAAAGGGTCCTACTGATTCGCTGGCCGTATGGGACCTCGATAAGAATGCATGGCGTTCTTTTCGCTATGATACTGTAATTTCAGTAAAATTTGAGGGTTGACAAATACCTTGATATATCGTATAATGAGATATATTGACAAGGAGTGATTATGTATAAACTTAAGGTACCTGTTGCTGAGTCGAAGTTCGTCGGTGTCGAGCCTATCTGGGCCGATAGTTACGAACCTGTAAACTATCAAAGCGAATTTAGCAATGCTCTTAACTGGTATAACTATATTGTAGATGCCAAAGACTGCCGCGCTTTTCTTACTGATTGGTTCAAAGCCGATAAAGAGAAGCTAAAGGCTGTCAGTCAGGTACCAGATAAGTTTCTACCTAGAACCTATGCCAACACGGCTCGAATTGCCATGCGTGGTTTCCCAGTAAGCGAGGTTCACCAGAACCGCATCTGGGAAAAGATTCAGGAAGTGGCAAACAAGCGCATCAAGTCAGATGACGATGATGAGCCTGTTGCCTCTCCTGTGATCAAGGTAGTCAAGCCCGTTAAACTGGCTTCTACCTACATCTTGTCTCTTGTAAATGATGAAATCGAAAATCTTATCACTGGCGAAGACAATAAGAACATGGCTCAAATTCTAATGCCATATAAGATGAATGATAAGCAGTATGCGGCTTGTGCTGATAAGCTCCAGCCTCTTCTGGCAGAATATTCAGAAGTTCTGGAACTTCGTCGGACAGATAGAAAGACTTTGACCGAAGAACAGATTGAGTTCATGGATTCTTTCCCGTTCCCTGGTATCACACTCATCAAGAAGATTGTCCAGCTTATCGAAGGTTATGTCAATGACCTCAAGAAGGCTTATGTTAGTAAGCAAGTTGCCAAGGTTCGCAGTAAGAAGCCCAAAGATAAAACTAAACTGGTACGGGCAGTCAAGTTCTTGGTAGAAGACCCTAAGTTCGGCAAGAGCGTTGACCCCATCAACCTTCTTAACTGTAGTGAAGTCTGGGCGTTCGATACAAAGACCCGCAAGATTTCCAAGTATTATAGTCCAGTCGGTGGTGGCATCACTGTAAAGGGTGCATCTCTCGTGGGTTATGATGAGGCCATGTCCAGTTGCAAATTGCTTCGAAAGCCAGAAGAACAGATTCCTGCATTTTCTGCGACCGCTAAAAAAGACTTGACAAAAT